GATTGATTGTTTTGTAACTTCAGGGATAGGTCTATATTTATTTTTATTGCAAGCCATAATAGCTAGGCCAGAACTTATTGATGCATCATGCCTTGTTCTATCATTTATATTAAAAGCAGCCCAGTCTTCTAATGTTCTTTGAAAATACATTGTGCCATATTGTTCATTATTGTAACCTACAAAATTTTCAATATAAGCCTCTATTGCAGCCGCATGCGCTTGTTTTATATCTTGACTAGAATTAGGTATACCACCTATTTCTTTTTCTGTTACAGATAATTTATGCATTGTTTTATCTGGGCGATTCATTGAAAAACCTCTATAACCTCTTCTTTTAAAATGATACAATAATCTAGGTTTGTTATTTTCAGCAAGTATTGGCATACCATAAAAAACACAAGCCATAAGAACATCTTCAAAAAATATTTCAGCTGTTTGAGGTCTTGATATATATTCTAAAAATATTAAATTTGGCGGAGCATCTTCCATGCTAAATTTAGTTAAACCGTGTAAAGATCCTTTTGATCCTCTACCATCTACGGTTCCAGATATATCATAGCTATCACACCCAAAAGCGCCCATATGATCATTGCCAGGATATTTTCTACCATTTTTTATAACTATTCTATTTTGTTGATTTATATTTGGTACCCATGAAACAAAAAATCTACCTTGTTTGCTTGGTACAAACATAACCGTTGTATCTTGCACTCCATCTTGCCATTGAAAGTTGCCCTGTGTAACAACGCCTGAATGTTTTAAATCTTCATTATAATCTATTTGTTCGTAGATCTTGGTTAGATTAAATAAAGATTGTTTTGTTTCATCTCTGAAAGCATGTTTTTCTGTACGTGGAAACTGTCTGTATAATTCATTAAGTGCATCAGGATCATCCTTAAGACCATCTACTTCATTCTCCCAGTGTTCAATGACGCCAATTTCAATCTTTTGGCCATCGATGCCATTAACTGCGGATTTTGGAGTTTCAAAGACAGGGTATCCATGAGAATCAATGTATCCTTCGTAGTTCCATTCCATAGGTATGAACAAGCTATATAATCCTGAGCTAGTCTGTCCATTGCGGTTTCTTTTGGTAACGTTTGAATCATCATATAGTTTTTTGTAGTTTCTACCACCTTTATCAAGAGCATTGCTCGTTGATCCCATCATACACTTGCCAATAACTCTACTACCTAATCTTAATGTGGTTTTCGTAACTCTCCAGTTGTTGAGAATATTTTCCGGCTTTTCCCATTTGCCAGCTTCATCGTGTACAAGGAGCATAAGTTTTTCACCGTCATAGGAGTTATCTCCAGTATTTTTCCAGTCGATTGTTGTATCGAGTCCAACCATTTCTTCAAGCCTTTCATTAGCTTCAAGTTTTTTTCTTGTAAATTTTGACGCTGGGACTCTATACGCGAGCTCCGTTTTAGGTCGGTCCATACCGTCTTGGATTGGTTTGAAGAAAAACGGGTAGTTGACTGATATGGGGACAATTTTATCTGTAAACATTTTTTTAGCATCCGCTCCAGATTTCGAGAGAACACCGAATCTCGCGTCGCTTGAGATTGTTGCCATATTAACTGTTTCACCGGACGCCATAAAAGAGAATCCTGACCTTCTGTTTTTAAGGTATGCCATGCCGTAGCATCTTTTATCTGACTTGCATGCTTCCCAGAAAATGAAGAATAATCTGTTTGCTTCCCTAAAGTCTGGCTGCCCAACATCAATCTTTGACCACTGCAAATACATGTAGTGAGTACCAGTAATATAGGTAGACACACCTTTGTTATAAAACCAGAAACCTTCGTCTCTTCTTTTAAATTCTTCATCGATGTAATCGTGTAGTTTTTGTTTAAACGTTTCAGGATAAGATTTCCAATCAAATATTGTTTTAATATTTTTTAATTCTTTCCTTTTTTCAAACACCTCCCAGTATTGTTCTAAAACTTTGTTAGATCTTTTAAAAGGATTATCTTCTAGTGGCAAAGCAATAGTAAGATTTTGTATCTCATATATTTCACCGATTTGACCGGTTCTGCTTATTACTATAATATCGTATTCTTTATTATAACCATATTCCCATTTTCTAGACTTGTTAAGTCTTTTAATGACATGTGGTTTTATAGGTTCAACTATTTTATATAAAGTTTGCTGATACATTATTTAGATCTTTTTTCAGCAAAGCCTCTAAAGCTAGTTTCTTTTTTATCTACAATTATATCTTCTAGTATATTACTTTCTTCTTCAATACGATTTAGTATTTCAAAAGCATCAAATATAGCTAGTTTTTTTGTAGCTGCCGCATTTTTTAAACGATCTGCAGATATGTCATCATCAGAATCTACAATAGCTTCTTTAGCAACTTTGATTAATTCCTCAACTGCTTTATGCCCAGCTTGGATTATACTCAATTTCGTTTCCTTGACGTTCATACTTTATAACAATATCATTAGATTTCATACAATATAACCTTTTGCCATCAACGACAAAGTCATATTCTCCTAACGGTTTATAACCAACAAGATCTTCTTGATTGATTTCTAGCGCTTCTAATGCACTATTACCGTATTTTAGTATACCAATAAGGCTTTGCTCTTGCCAGTTGTTTATATCCACATTATCTTCAAGTGGTGCTATAAAGCATCTATCATCAAAAGCTTGCCATTTTGTTTTTCTTTTATATAAATATATTTGATCTCTTTGAACAAAATACAAACCATCTTTAAAATATGATTTACTATTTTTTTCTTCACCTCTTATATTATGCCATCTTCTAAATACATTATGATGAATCATAATTAAATCTCCTTTTTGTATAGGAGTTTTATAAGATAAAGGTATTTCAATAACTTTAGCTATATTATTAACAGACTTAAAACTTTCAATTTTAGTGTTAATTATAAGGCTTTTGTCACCTACTTTAACTTTATTAGTATATCGCTGGCCTACTGGCTCAACAATGAAATCAAATAAACTTTTCACTAATATTCTAAATCGTACTCAACGGATATAGCCATGTTAGAATTAAACTTCTTCCACGGCAATACCTCGTCTTGTTTTTTGATAAAGATGTTATAAGAATTGTCTTTAGTATCAGAAAGTATATGTGATATAGTATGACCACCATATACTGACTGCCCTACTGAGTAGTGCATAGCATCAGTCTTGTAGTCAGAACCAATACTTATCTTTCTAATAATTGAAGACATTATTTCTTATCTTCTTCTTTTTCAATAGGTTCGTATGTTCCATCTTCTAAATTAATATTGATAGAGCCATATTCCTTTTCTAGTTCTTTTTTGAAATCCTCGGTTTTTTTGTTCTCTTCACCGAATTTCCCTAATACTTGGGCTTTTTGGGCTTCTAAAAATCCAACTTCATTTAAGAGTTTGTTTAACTCTTTTTGAAAGCCTTGGATCTTTTCTAACTGGTCTTTGGTAATCATTGATTTTACTTCACTCATTTTATTAAATTTAATTATTTGTTGCCTATTGCTTTAAATTTTTCTGCACCTCGAGAACCAAAATAAGCAACATAAACGGTTATCAAAAGTGATTTTAAAAGGTCGATCCAGCCAGTATCAATACTAAATGCTATATCAAACCCATCTAATAAAATAAAAACTATAAGAGATATTGTTAAAAATATTAAAGCCATTGGTCTTGTGTTTTTACTAAGCCATGAATCGCTTTTCATATCGCTTGACCAACGTTTTGTAACCTCTTGTAATTCAATCATATCTTGCTCTAATAAAGCTAGAGCTGTTTCTTTGTCTTGTGGTGGCAGGTCTGGATCTTTATGTATAAGATTTTTAACCATACCTAGTGCGCCTTTGTCTGGCAATATATTACTAATCACATCTATAATACCTGATTTACCTAGTAAGAATTTACCTACCTTAGTATCTTTAAATTTCTTTTTAGGTTTAGACATAATTACCCAGCTTTATATGCGGGTTTTTCCCACGGTAATTTTTTGTTTGATTCGTCTAATTCTGATCTAAGGTATTTTTTACCTTTCCAATAAACGGCTTTATTGTCATAATCTAATTCACCAGATTTCATCTGTCCTATATGAACGTTCTCATGATTAATAGTATCGTCTATTTGATCTGGAGAAGTCATATCTTTATTTATTAAAATATTTCCTCTTTTGTCAGCTCTGCCTAATACACCTTTTTCCAATGGCATATTTACTATTGGAGTTGGATTAATATCGAATGGTGGAGTTAGTTTAAAAGCCATTATTTTCCAGGAAACATTTTGTTTAACATGTTTTTTCGGTGTTCACAGCCACAGGGTATA